AAACCAGAAGAAGATAAATTCCATGATGGAATGATTCATAATGGTTTATCTAAAAAATCATTTGATTTAAGGTATAAAATAGCACCTAAATTCGATTTAGGTAATATTGATGCTACTTTAGCAAATGGTCTATTAGAAATATTTATACCTTTAGCTGAAGAAGCTAAACCAAAATCAATTAAAATTAAGTAATAAGTTTTATTAAAAAAACGTGTCCTAGCAAATGTTTTTACGTATATTAGAGTTATGAATAAATTAAAAGCACTTACAACTTTAGATGATGAAAGGTTAGCACCTTATTTTATTACTAAGGATGATTATTGTTGGACGGTGAATGAAAGAGTTACACCAAATCAAAATCATTTTAGAGCAAAAAAATCAAGTAAAATATACAACAAACCAAGAGCATATTTTCCTAATTTAGGTCAAGCCTTATATTGGATAACTCAAAATCAATTACATGATAAGGGAGAGTCTACAATGGACGATGTTCTTAAAAAATTTAAAACAATAGAAACAAACATTAAATCATATACCAATGAACTTAGAAGCACTATTTGATGCAGTCATAGTTAAACCTATAGACAAAGAAGAAACCCTTTATGGAGGGATAATTGTACCCGATATGGGTAAAGAATTAAATGAGGTAGGTGAAGTTTTAGCAGTTGGACCTGGTAAATTCACTCACTCAGGAGAATTTATAAAAACAAATATAAAAGTAGGAGATAATGTAGTATTACCTACTATGGGATTTACTAAATTACAATTTGATGGAGAGGAATATTATGTTGGTCCTGAAAATCAAGTTTTAGCTAAAGTAAAAGATAAAAATGCTATTGAAAAAGCAATAGCTGAAACGGAAGTAAGTGACATAGATAAAGAACATTTAACTGATATTTAATATGAAAAAAGTAGAATTTGGAAAAAAGGCAAGAACTAAACTAGTAAAAGGTATAGATATCTTAGCCGATGCTGTTGTGTCTACATTAGGACCTAACGGTAGAAACGTGTTTATACAAAAAGGTATTGTTGAACCACCACAAAGTACTAAAGATGGTGTTACAGTAGCTAGAAGTATAGTTTTAAAAGACCCAGAATTAGAAATGGGAGTTCAAGCCATGAAGTATGCTGCTATAAAAACAGCTGATAAAGCGGGTGATGGTACTACTACTTCAACTCTTTTGGCAAGAGAAATGGTACATGCTGGATTAGAAGGATTAAATAATGGAGAAAATGCCGTTAAAATTAAAAGAGATATTGATAAATCAGTTAAACAAGTAGTTTCTAAATTAAAAGATATTGCTGAGGATATTAGTGATGAAAGTCAGTTGACTCAAATTGCTACTGTTTCTGCTAATAATGATGAAGAAATTGGAGGTTTAATTTCTACTGGTATTGAAAAAGTAGGCCCTAAAGGAGTTGTTCATATTGAAACATCTAAAACGGGAGAAACTTATATTGAAACTGTTGAAGGTATGCAATTTAGCAGAGGTTATAAATCACCATATTTTGTTACTAATAACAATAATATGACTTGTGTTTTAGATAATCCTTATGTTTTAATAGTTGATGGTAGATTAACTACAGTAAAAGAGTTATTACCAATTCTAGAAGCAGTAGGCAATACAGCAAAACCATTACTTATTATAGCCGAAGATATTGATAATGAAGCATTAGCTACTCTTATTGTTAATAAAATGAGAGGTACTCTTCAAGTTTGTGCTGTTAAAGCACCTGAATTTGGAGATAGAAGAAAATTAGTTCTTGAAGATATTGCTATTACAACTGGTGGTCAAGTATTTAGTAAAGAAAAAGGTATGAAACTTGATAAATTTAGTTGGGATTGGTTTGGTGAAGCAAGAACAGTTACTGTAGAAAAAGAACAAACTACTATTGTTGATGGAAAAGGTGATGCTGAAGCAATTGAAAAAAGAGTAGAAGAATTAACTACACAAATTGATAAAGCTCAAACACCATATGAAGTAGAACAATTACAAAATAGATTAGGTAAATTTGTAGGTGGAGTTGCTATTATTCATGTTGGTGGTAATACTGAAACTGAAGTAATGGAAAAGAAAGATAGAGTAGATGACGCTTTACATGCTACAAGAGCTGCTATTGAAGAAGGAGTAGTACCAGGTGGTGGAGCTGCTTTATTATATGCTTCACAGGTATTAGAAGGTGATACTTTAGGTAGTAAAATTGTAAAACAAGCATGCCAAAAACCATTTGAGCAGATTCTTGTAAATGCAGGATATGATTCAAATGACGCTACTTATCTTGGTAGATTTAGATTAATTGATTCTGGTAATGATTTTTGGGCAGGTATTGATGTTGATACTGGTGAAGTTATTAATCTTAAAGAATCAGGTATTTTGGATCCAACTAAAGTAACTAGATTAGCATTACAAAATGCTGCTTCAGTTGCTGGTTCTATTCTATTAACAGAATGTATTATAGTTGAAGATAAAGATGGTGACGAATTTAAAGAAAGAGGACATGAAGGTATGGCAGTTCCTCAACCTAATGTTGGATTTTAGTAAAATAATTCGTATATTATAGTTATGGCAAAAAAAGTTTTGGAAGAGAATATTTTAATAGCTCGAAGAGTCCCCCCTGGGGATAAATGGAGATTGGTTGCAAATGAACCTGATGGTCCCGTTCACAAATCCTTGACTGAAACCTTGGAGGCCTATATGGTTAAAACTGGCTTTAAAGGGGAGTATCGTCTTGCTCCCCTGAAAAGTGAATTATTTGCTATATCAAGTGAAGAAGTAGAAGTAAAACCAGAACCAGAAAAAAAATATTCTATTTATGGAGAATACTAATCACAGTTTATTAGTTGAAAAATATAGACCTAATGTATTAGAAAACTATGTAGGTAATAAAAACATTAAATCTGTAATATCCAAATATCTAGAACAAAATGATATTCAGAATTTTGTATTTTATGGACCTGCTGGTACAGGAAAAACTACATTAGCTAAATTAATAGTAAATAATTTAGATTGTGATTACATTTACATAAACGCTAGTGATGAAAGAGGTATTGAAACAATTAGAGATAAAGTAAATGGGTTTGCATCTGTAGCATCATTTAAACCACTTAAAGTAGTTATATTAGATGAAGCAGATTTCCTTACTATTCAAGCTCAAGCATCACTACGTAATATAATAGAAACATTCTCCAGAACTACTAGATTTATTTTAACTTGTAATTATGTAGAGCGAATAATAGATCCACTACAATCAAGATGTCAAGTACTAAAAGTAGTTCCACCGACTAAAAAAATTGCAGCACTTCACTTATTAAAAATATTAGATCAAGAAAATATAAAACATACAGATGAAGATATAATTAATATAGTAAATCAATTTTATCCCGATTTAAGAAAGTGTATCAATACTATTCAAGCTAATACTGTTGATTCACAACTTAAATTAGATAAATCTGTTTTATTTTCATCTAATTATGTTGATAAAGTAATAAGTGAATTAGGTAAAGATAAACCTAGTTTTAAACAAATAAGACAAATAATTGCTGACGCTAATACAGATGATTATGAAGAATTATTTAGAGAGTTATTTGATAGTGCTAGTGAATATCTACCAGGTAAAGAAGGTACAGTAGCTGGATTAGTTAATGACCATCAATACAAGGCCAATTTTAGAATAGATAAAGAAATTAATGTAATGAGTTTAATTAATAATATAATAAATAATAAGTAATATGAAAAATCAAAAACCAAGAGGAAATATGGGGGGAATGGCAGGAGGCCAACCACCACAAATGCCTATTGACCTAACTACTACTACTGGAGTTAAAAATTCTAAAGGTACTAGTATTTTTAAATCAGCGGTAATATTAAGAAAAATATCTAAATATGTGGCTGGTACTGATTCAGATGCTATTATGCCAATACCAGTATTTATTGATCCTTATAATGATAAGATCATTGCTGATGGTTTACCACCTGAATTAAGAGAAGAATTAGCTGACGAAAGCGTACTTACTGCAAGCAGTGATTAAGAATATTTGGGATTGGCTAAAACAAATTAATACTGTAAAATCTCCCTCTAGTTCATTTAGTGATAAAGATTGGGAGATTTGGAACAGTTATATGATACATAGATTTTTATCTATGAATCCAGATTTTATAGATATTGTAAATGAGGTACAAAGTATAAATCCTCAAAACAAAAAACAGATCTATACTGTGTATAGGGAATTTATTCCTGTATATAATAAATGGTATAAATATATTAAATCCAATATCAAACAACATAAAACTGAGTTATTAACACATTTATCTAATTATTGGGAATGTTCGCAAAATGAAGTTAAAGAATATTTAAATTTTTTGGAAGATGATGTTATTTTACGTATATTGAAGCGTATAGGTTTAGACAAAAAAGAAATAAATAAATTATTATGAATATAGAAGTATACAATTTTTTAAAAAAAGAAGCTGAAGCTGATAAAGCAAAAGCATTAGCAAGTGTAAAATTATTAACTGGGCACCCTGCAGGTATAGGTGATCATTCAACTAAAGATTATTGGGATAATTGTACTGAAGCCCTTAAATTATTAGCTTCTGCTGAAGAAAGGTTGGAAGTATTAGATAAATACTTTAACAACAAAGAGCAGGTCAATGGGTGATAGTGTTAAAAAGTACTATGAAATAATTAGTGAAGAAGAAATGGATAAATTAGAAAAATCAACTGAAACAATTGACGGCTTAGGTGTTATAGAGGTATTTGAAACTGAATACCCTGAATTAGCTGATGAATTTAAATCAATACAATCAGAAATGTATGAAATGTTTGCTCGTAAACATATGGATTATGGTTTAAATAATATTGCTTTAGGAGGTGATTTAACTGATGAATCAGATAAAAAATTCTCACTAACAGGTTTATGTATTAGACTTACAGATAAAATTTCTAGATTAAAAAACCTTCTTTCTAATGGTAAAAACTATGTTAAGGGAGAAGGAATGGAAGACACGTTTATTGATATAGCCAACTATGGTATTATTGGTTTATTAGTAGGACGTGATAAATGGAAAAAATAAATTTTGGCTAAAAAAATCCCGAAAATAGTAAAGGAGATTATTAATAATCCTCCACATGAGATTGATTATTCTTATCAAAAAAATATTTCATATTCTCAAATATCTATGTTCAAGCAATGTCCTCATAAATGGAAATTGCACTACAAGGATAAAATCAATCAAAGGGATACCTCTATTTATTTAGTTTTTGGTATAGCTATTCACGAAGTTATTCAGGAGTATTTGAAAACATTTTATAATGTTAGTAAAGTAAAAGCTAACGAATTAGATTTAGAAACAATATTTCAGGAAAAGTTTATTGAATCATATCAAAAACAATATAAAGATAATAACAATGAACATTTTTCTTCCGCTATTGAAATGAGGGAATTTTATGAAGATGGAGTTGAAATATTAAGGTTTTTTAAAAAGAAAATTGGTAGATATTTTTCAAAACGGGGCACTTATTTAGTCGGGATTGAATTACCTATTATTAATGCTCCTAATAAAATGTTAAATAATATTTTATTTATGGGAATGATTGATGTTATTCTTTATAATGAAAATTCTGATACATTTGATATTATTGACATTAAAACAAGTACTAGAGGATGGCATGATAAAATGAAGAAAAATGAGGATAAACAATTCCAACTTATTTTATATAAAAAATATTTTTCAGAATTATATAATATTCCGTTAGACAAAATTGATATTAAGTTTTTTATTGTTAAAAGAAAATTATATGAAAATGTAGATTGGACTCAAACAAGAATTCAAGAATTTAGTCCTCCTAGTGGTAAAATTAAATTGGGTAGAGCTACTAGATATGTAAATGATTTTATGTCTCAAGTGTTTGATTCCCAAGGTAAAATAAAAGAACAAAATTATCCATGTACATGTGGATATTGTGAATAAAAGAGCAATTTTTTAAAAATTGTATATATGTATAACAAAATATATGTTATTAAATAATTAAGATTATGAGTAAAAGTCAAATGACACTTACGAGTGTAAAAGTTCAAACTGGTTTATTCAACGATTTTAAAATAGAATGTGTTAAGCGAAAGTTTTCATTTCAAAAACTTGCCGACCGTGCTCTATTTTTGTATCTTACGGATGATGATTTTAGGAAAAAAATTACAAACCAAATAAACCTTGAACGATAAAAATTATGAATAAAAGTTTTGAGCGTCTTCCTAAAGATAAAAGGAAGAAAATATTATTAATTACTGATGATATCAGAGTTCATTCTGGAGTTGCTACAGTTGGAAAAGAAATTGTAGTAAAGACTTGCCACCATTTTAATTGGTGTCAAATTGCAGGAGCTATTAAACATCCTGATAAACAAAAAAGGTTAGATATTAGTGGTGATCTAAGTAAAGAAGCAGGTATTGATGATGCTTATGGTATGTTATATCCTACAGATGGTTATGGTAATGCTAATATGTTAAGATCTGTTATTGCTAGTGAAAAACCAGATGCTATACTTTTAATTACTGATCCTAGATATTTTCTTTATATCTTTAATATGGAACAGGAAATTAGAAAACAAATTCCAATTGCTTATCTTAATATCTGGGATGATTACCCAGCACCAAGATACAATCAAGCATATTATGAAGCCTGTGATTTATTAATGGGAATATCTAAACAAACAGTTAATATAAATAAATTAGTATTAGATGATTGTGATAATAGTAAACGTATATTTAAATACGTTCCCCATGGTTTAAATCATAACCATTATTTTCCAGTCGATGAAGATAACATAGACTATATTAATTTTAGAGATAAAGTATTTAGTGGAGATGAAGTGGATTTTGCAATGTTTTTTAACTCTAGAAATATAAGAAGAAAACAAATTCCAGATTCATTACTTGCCTGGAGAGTATTTTTGGATTCTTTACCTTTAGAAAAAGCTCAAAAATGTAGATTTATTTTGCACACTGAAATTTCTTCGGATCATGGAACTGATTTAGCTAGAGTAGTAGAATACTTTTTAGGTGAAAAATATGAAGATACAGTTATATTTTCTCGTAATAAATTATCAAGAAAAGAATTAAACTTTTTGTATAATATAGCTGATGTTCAAATACTTTTAACTTCAAATGAAGGTTGGGGGTTAACAATTACTGAAGCCATATTAGCAGGTACACCTATTATAGCTAATAGTACTGGTGGTATGCAAGATCAAATGGGATTTTTAGATGATAAAGGTAATTGGTTTACACCAAGTAAAGAAATACCTTCAAATCATAACGGCACATTTAAAAAACATGGTGAATGGGCATTTCCGGTTTATCCTACTAATAGATCAGTTCAAGGTTCACCTTTAACACCTTACATTTATGATGATAGATGTAAATGGGAAGATGCTGTTGATAGAATTAAAGAGTGCTATGCATTAGGAAGAAAAGAA